AGTAATAGTTTCCCCTACAGTAAATGTTGTTCCACCAGCTATACTAGATATCGTAAAGATATTTTGATCTGGATTGTCTGGTCTAAATATAGTTTCCACTATAGTATGTACTTCAGCCTCAGCAGCCGTAGCCGGATTAACAATAACCTTTTGTCTTTCAATAGGCTTACCACTTATTTTAACGTCATTATTATAATCAACGACAACGCTTTTAATAAGTCCTTGTGAACCGATACCGCCGTAGAAATTAACCTTTGTTTCAAAATCTAATGTATATATAATGACTCGTCGGGTAGTTGCGTCACCCTCATAATCATCTTGTAATGAAACAGATTGCAATACAAATGGTTGATCTGATTTAAAGTTATTTTCGACTTCTTTAATTGATACAGTATAGTCTGGCTGAAAGAATGGAAGGATTTGCTCTAGTATCTGAAGAGCATCATCCTGATTCTTTGCCATGATGTTTAACTGTACTCCTAGGTTGTATCCAACTGGACCAAGCACTGTTTTCTTTTTATTGCCATCTAAAGGATCTGGAAAGCTTTGACGAATACCCTTTTGTAATTTGACGTTAGGGTTATATGTTAATGCCGACAATTCAAACGACATGCGTGGCAGTTTTAATGCAATTTTAGGATCATCTAGATCTCTTTGCTGATCCAGACGTGCTAGGAATTTCTGCTTAGGTCCATATGCTAATGGAACTTTAATGATATTTCGTGCAGTGCCATCGTTTCCTGCACGCAGTACACTAATGTCATTAAAGAGTGTACCGAATACAGCTACAGATCTACGTATAGCAGCGTGATAAAAGTGATTACCGAACATTATAATTCCTCATTATGTTGCATCGCCAAATGGATTGTTTTCAGAGAAGTCAATAATGTCATCAGCCTCATCCTCGAAGTTAAAGTTACGCGCTGATGGATCATTTAAGAATGTACTATCAGTTGCAGCAGTTGCAACATCGTAAATCTTACTGATCGTACCAGTCGCAGATGAAGTAGCACCGACAATAGAATTGGTTACAACAAACTGATGATACTTTCCATCTGATGTTTCTATTTGATCGATAGTTAAGGTCTTAGTAGATCCAGATCCGGTAGGTGCACCCACGACCGATGCTGAGATATTAACTTCAGCAACATCTGCTTTAGGAGACGTAGCGATAGTTACCGTTGGAAGAGACGCGTAGAATCTTCCACGATTAACTAGTGTCACTGCTGTGATACCTCCTGCTGCATTCTTTGTGGCAGTTGCCGTAGCTTGAATTGGAGCAAACCCATCGTTTATTACGTCAAGAGTTGTTGCCCCCGTCGGAACAGTTATTGTAGTAGATTGAGCAATACTAGTTGTATTAACCGCTAGGTTATCGAAATAGACTCCGTTTGTTGCAATAGTATTAGCTGTTGAGTTAACACCTTTAAGTTGTATCTGCTTAGTTGATACATGATGGCCACCAGCTCCTATTAAGTTAGTTGTACCTGATGCCGAATTATCAGAAAGTCTTGTTCCATTAACGAATATCTGTACTTTAGCTGCTGTAATATCTACTGCGATCTTTACATGATTCCAGTCAGCATTATTATATGTTGCCGATGATACCGTACTAGCATTTTCACGACATATAACTTGATCGCCAGCTAATTCAACTCTAAAGTCACCGAACTGTGCGATAGTTCCCGCATAAGTTGTAGCAGCTTTCGTCTTAAAGAAGAATTCAACAGTACCATTAGTCTGATCATTGTTTAAATCAGTGTGGTGGTATTTGGCTGAATCCGAACAATTAACTGACCAATCAGGAAACTTATATTGACTCTGAGTGATAGTCGCATTAGATAAAACGCCTTCTAATGTTTTATCTGCAGACGTGTGTGCTAGTACCGTTACCCCGGTGCTGACATGTCCAGAGCCTGCGGTAGTTACTGCAATTGAAGTTAAACGACCAATACCTCGGCCAGAACCGAAGCTAGCCGTTGCTGTTCCTGTTTGTGATACAAGTGGAGATATGATACACTTTATTCTTTCGCCTGCAGTAAACGTTCCAGATACTACGCTATATTCAAACGTTTCTTGATATCCGAACTTAGTCTCTATTGCATCAACATCCGCAATACCAGTATTAAACTCTTCGTCACTGAATTCAAACATCCGTGCTTGTAGTTTATATACAGGAAGATTACTTAGTTGATAAAACGGTGCTTCATGCTCAATGAAACTAATCTCAAAAAATGATTTAGACAGAGGAAGATATATTAAATCGCCTTCCATAGGTCTGATTATGTTTATGTCTGAGTTTTGTAAACCTACGAGCCTGTCCCATGATCTACGAGCGACGACAAATGTTACTTCATCACGTATCTCCATACCGAACTTAGCAAAGATATTACCTTCGCCCTCAAATCCTTCGGTATTCTCTATGTACATTTCGATGGTGTTTGCTGTATTAAATTGGCTCTCGGTATCTTCTCCGAGAATAAAGTCACGTTGCATTATCTTGCGTGGAAGATAGAATACATCCTGTCCATACATCTTGATGGACTCAATAATGATGTCCTCGTACAGAAACTGTTCAGTTGCTACTTTTGGTGAAAAGAATACATTAGTTGGCATGATTTATCCCACGTAAAATTCAGGAGGCATCTCGTACTTAAGCTGCATATCTTCTTCGATAGCGGCAATCTCAGCAGTTCCGTCATCATATATTTGACGTCCATTAAGACTCACACCACCGGGAAGTTGCATGCCTTCAAACTTTATTAAGTTTGCACCCCATTGTTGTTTAATTAAAGCAGTAGTATAGCGCTTTAGAAGCATGTCATTAAATACTTCAACGTTAGCAGTAGGATCGACTGTGCGATATGCGTCTACCACAATGTAATCATTTAATGTTATGTCAGTTGCCCAATCAACATCAAGATGTAAACGATTCATATGTCGTGTAAAGCGTACATGTTCTGGTCCGCTGAATAACATATTCATCGTGGTTAGATATGATTGAGTCTGTGCATAGTTTGCAAGGTTACCAGAAAAGCCAAGTGTCTGCATATCATTGAGACGCATTTGGTATTTTGCAGAGAACATATTGCCACTTGAGTTACCTTCAAACAATGGGAAGATACGCTGAACTGATAGAACAGCATCAGGTAGAGTGATGTACTCGTTAGTAATATCAGCAGTAGTTATCTGATGTTTATGATATACTTTGTAGATCGCATCAGAGTGATACTCTTGATAGAATTGAATTGCTTCGTCGACTCGATCTGATATTTGATCCTCATCAACGTTTATCTCAAGGACAGGTGCTCCGAGTTTGCGGAGACAGTAGTCAATGAGTGTCTGTCTTGTGTTTGGAGCTGCCATAAAAAATAGTCCTACAGATATTTGATTTCTATAAGACTATTTATATGTTTTAAAAACTAGGGTTTAGTTGGCCAGGTAACATCATCTAAAGAAGTTGCAGAAGAAGTAATATCCCGTAACGCTTGACGGTATGTTCTTTGTGCACTTGTCATTGTACGATCGGAACTTGCCCACCAGTCAGTAACTGTCATCCGACGATCACGTTCTTCCCTGAGTAAACGTAGAGGTTGAGCGGCAACGAGTTCATCGCGCTTTGCGGCAATTACTTCCCATGTTGCTCCCCAATTGGCTTCATCATGAGACTCAATACCATTTCCATCGCTTGATCCAATGATACGACGAAAACTATTGCGGAATGATGATTTATCAGTTGGCTCACCACGAAGTACAAACTCCGTAATACCTAATTCTGTTAGTGCTGTTGCTATGTCTGTCATTTTATTTTCCTTGTTATCCTGCGATTTCTGTTAATGTTATACTTTGCATCATGCCGCAGTCACTAAAGTTAATACCATCATTACCTCCGATAGTTAATGCACTATCTGATGCAGCCCAGTAGGAAACATAAAGTACAGTGCCAGCAGCTACAGCGGGGGAAAACAATTTCTTAAACGAAAACGGCCGTGCCATATAACGACTATATGTTCCGCCATGATAAGATGCGTCTTCTGAATACCATGACCCGGTAGTAGGACCGGCGTTGTGTCTAGTAAAGCCATAACCCAATCCACTATAATCGTTAGCAGTAGCGCTACTTGCTCCAGCTCTCCAGCCGCATCCTAAAGCAATATCAGCATCCACATTGCCTCCACCAACCCGGCCGGCAATACTTGTAACAACTTCTACTAAAAAATTACTTGAAGCTTGTTGGGATGTAAGAGAAACTTCCATCACCTTTACGTTTGCATTGCTCATCGCAGTTTTTGCTGTCGCAGTTGTTTGTGCAACTCCTAAAACCGCGCCAGCAGTATTTAATCCGAGGCTAATCGCCGTTGGTGCAGCACCAGCCGCAGTCTGTATCTGATCGACTTTAATTATACTGGTCATTGTGCGATCTCCATAACTGTAATTGAAGAGTTGCTAGACGTATTACCAGCATTGTAGTTGTTTATAGTACCAGTGCCAGAAGACACTTTCCAATACACACCATAAGTTATAGCACTTGTTGTAGAAGGTGAATCAAGAACTGAATAAGAATTTGTATATACTCCATAACTTGGTTCATCACCGGCGGATAGATATCCTGCCGTTGTAGTACATAGTTTTATAGAGGTTGCCCCTCTGTATATGTTTATGTTGAAGTATTTTGCAG